CCTAGAAAAGTATTGCGATGAGCCCACACAGTGTATGAACCGTTACACTACCATGGACGAGTGGTTTGACAGTTATGTGGTTCCTACTATGCGAAACATACACAAGGGATTGAACGCAGATGGGGTGTTCGCTACCAACATCGCCGACTATAAGAGCTATGGTAACAAAGAATTCAAAGTAGTTGATCGTTGGATCAGCACTGCTGAGAGCCTGGGATTCAAGCACAAGCAGACTATCAAGATGATGTTAAATACTCGTCCAGGGGTAGGTAACGATAAAGTAGCGGGTCGTGAAAAGTTTGAGGGTGTGTATGTCTTCACAAAATAATAATAAATTATATAGCACACCACAAGAACGAATAAACACCATCGTGGGTGATGATGGAAGTTGGTGGGAACTATTACGCAAGGCACAATTAGAATATGGTGCCACCGGTGGAGATAAAGCTGACTTCCAATTTTGGCTTACTGAACACTATGGTATCCGTATCTACTATGACTACGATGGTATATTACCTAACCATGATATAGTTGATGAAAAGAAATTCTTTTTGTTTAAGTTGAAATATGCATGAAGATAGCATTGGGTAGTGACCTACACTTAGAGTTTGGAGCGATAGAATTGCATAACACAGAGGCAGCCGATGTGTTGATCTTGTCTGGTGATATCTGCGTGGCTAAACATTTGAATGGTGTCCATCACCATGACAGTCGTTATAGGAAGTTCTTCCAAGAATGCTGTGAACGTTTTTCTAAGGTCATTTATATCCTGGGTAATCACGAACACTATTCATATGACATACAGCATACTACTGAACATTTAAAACGTGAATTAGTCTACGATAATCTACACATCTTAGATGACGAAACTGTAGACATCGAGGATTACACTTTTATTGGCACGACCTTATGGACCAACATGAACGAGCAAGATAGTCTAACACTGTATCACGTTGACTCAATGATGGCCGATTTTCAAAGCATTAAAACCAGTGTTAGGACCTTAAATGAATATGGTAAACTTGCACGTCTCACTCCAGAGGACACTGTAATGGCGCATAAAAAGAGCATGGACTATATCAATCACGTGGTCAGCGAACATGCTGATAAAAACTATGTGGTCGTTGGACATCATTGTCCTAGCTTCAAGAGTGTGCATCCTAAGTATGCCCACGACAAGATTATGAATGGTGCGTTCGCCAGCGACCTAGATGATTTCATCGCTTATCGTCCGCAGATTAAACTATGGACACACGGACATACTCACGAACCGTTTGACTATATGATTGGTGCTACCCGTGTGGTATGTAACCCTCGCGGCTATAGTGGACATGAACCCGGTGCTGATAATTTTAACTTACAGTATCTAGACATATGAGATTAATATTATGCATGTGTTTATTATTACAGGGTTGTGTGACCATGCTAGCCAGTAACATGGGTGCAGGTGCCGCTGTGGTAGCCACTGCCGAAACTGTTGACCAAGTAAAGACCGCCGCAGATGTGGTCAGCTATGGTACTACAAGTAAGACTCTGACTGATCATGCCCTAGATGCAGTCACTGGTAAAGATTGTAATTTAATTAATACATTTAGTAAGTATCGTAAGGTATGCAGAGAAAAGATGCCTGACTTGTCCAGTAAAGAAAAAATTATAGCGTTTCAAAAGTCAAAAGGTATAGAACCGATAGGTATCGTAGGGCCCAAGACACGTATGGCTATATGGCGTATTAAGCACGAGTTAGATTGATGGAACAGTTTGTTAAATGGCCGCCACCAGCTGAATGGGAAGAAGTTGTAATTACCTGGGAAGTAATGCTAAAGGGTGGGCGTCATACCCCACCTGTGATCATCGAATGGTTGGCTACTGCACCAGGTGGTCGTTATCATTTACACGGCTGGAAGTCAAAAGAAGGATTTGCATTTCGTTTTGAGGATCCAGTAGATGCTCTTTATTTTAAATTAAGGTGGATATAATGGCAACAATATTTTTAGACATGGACGGAGTTGTAGCAGACTTTGATGGCTACGCTGAACCTATAGTGGGATTCCGTACACCTGGCGGTGTCAGATATGATCAAGAAGGTTGGGCGAAGATTTCAACTAATCCTAGACTGTATTCTGAACTAGGTGAAATGCCCGATGCCCATAGACTGGTATCAGAAGTTCAATCACTGGCAAAAGATAACGGAATGGATGTTAAATTCTTATCAGCTATCCCTAGACAGAATGATGTGCCCTGGGCGTTCTGGGATAAGATCAAATGGATTGAACAACGTTGGCCTAAGATACCTGTATGGTTTGGTCCACACAGCAATGAGAAATGTCAGCATTGCCGCCCAGGTGACATCCTAATAGATGATCGTCCTAGTAACATAGAAGAATGGCGTGCTGCAGGTGGTCTGGCAATTTTGCATGAAGGTGATGTAGTTGCTACCTTGTTTGACCTGCGTAGTCTAGTGAAGGGTTCTGCTAGCTAGATAGCCACCATCTCTATTGATAAAAAATTTAAATATTTCTTCTACCCTGTCACTGGTTCCAACTTCTGCTTCAGGTAGGCTTACCCCACGCAATATACCTTCTGAACTAACAACAAAAACATAATCCTCTGGTTGTATGTCACCCAACACATCATCGCTTTCGTTTAAGCTGGGGTCGTTTGTGTACTCTTCTGTGATTTTTGCCATTGTCGTTTTCCTTGAAATATTTTATATTTTCTTTTACTTTTTTAAGTAGTAATTTTGTTATTTCGTGGTCTTTACCAAATGCCTTATAATATTGCTTTAAGTCTGGACTGTTAATCTTACTGGTGCTAGTAATATTTAACTTATATTTTAAAAGATAGTGTCTAGCCGCTATGTTCTGCGCATAAGCATCTATCTCATCAGGGTCACCTAGATATTCTTGATCAGCTCGGACCTTGGGGTCTTTATGATGGCTTCTAAACATATTTCTATGCATGCGATATCTACGACTACGATATTGTCGTTGATGTTCATATTCGTGAATCAATGTTTCTACTAGATCAATGGTAATTTTTTCTGCTAGTTCTTCTGTGAACAGCATAGGCATAGTTTTAGGATAGTTTAATATGAAATCAATGATGAATTGTTTCTTACGGATTTCATCTAGACCAGGATCATATTCAGCACCAATGCTGAACTCACCTGGGTCGAGAGCACCTTTGGCGCCACTGTATAATTTAACACGCACAGGATGATGTTTGTTGAGATGTTTGCCTAGAGTTTTAACAAGGTTGCGTGGAGTTATCCTGCGACCAATCAGATGATTAGCCCATTCACTGATATGTTGATATTCAAGTGTTGGGTTGAGATACATAGCTACATCCTAGGTTATGATACTGCCAGCACTAACTGGTTGTATACCAGTAGTAGTCTGTATGTAATAATCTTCCACGTCTTTAACAGTAGGACTGTGCATCATCACGTGTCGTTTGTCTAGAGTTATATTCTTATTTAGGTCACTAGTAAATAAACTCTGCATCAATGCTAGACCTTTTTGACTAGGCATGACTGTTGTTGGTTTATTAATAGTAAACCCATCGTGTGTTTCTTCTACGATTTTAGCAACAATTTCGTCACCGTTGACTATCTTAAATGATACTACGGTATCTTTAGCATATCCTGTTTTTTCAAGCATCGACTTCCCCTAGTTTATTGAATAATTCTTCATCACTTAATTTTACTAATCCTTGATATCCACCTTCTACAAATAGTTCGTCACCCTTGTAGATCTGAGGTGCTGTGCGATGTCCTTGTGCTATCAACCACTCGCGTGCATCTTGATCTTCATCGATCTTAATTTCTGTGTATGCGATATTTTTTGTTTTTAATAAATGCTTGGCCTTATCGCAAAAAGGGCAATAATTTTTACTGTATACTGTTAACATTTCTCTCTCTTATAAATCCGGTAAGTCATCATACTCAACGTTTTCGCCCATGACACCAATGACATAGTTGGTACTTTCATTTTCTTGTAATGCAGTTTGTTTTTTGCTGGTATCGCTGTGCTTGTTAAACCAAGGTATAGGTGTGGTCTTAGGTGCAGGATTGCTGTACTTAATACCAATTTCTTTAAGTGCTCCTACTGCTGTATAATCTACAAACTCTTTCAAGATAGTAGCATTAAGTCCAATTACTGGGCCTAACTTGAACAAATAGTCTGCCCAGGCCTTTTCTTCATTGATAACATCAAGATACATTTGATAAACTTCAGCTTCACATTCTGCTTTGATATCTACAAAACGTGGGTCCTCTTTAACCACTTGATTAATCAAGAAAGCCGTCCATTCTTTGTGTAGCAACTCATCTTGTAGAATTAAACTGATAATGTTGCCATTACCAATAAAGATTTTATTCTCTACCATGGCTAGGCTTGTAGCAAAACTTACCATAAAGCGGAATGCTTCTAGACCATAACTTGCATGTAGAGCAAGCCATATAGCTTTGATGTGATCTCTCTCATCTATCTTACTACCCATTTCTTTACGGCAGTTGATCACATGTAATTTATCATAATAGTTGCCAATGTTACTAGCCATGCCTACGATTTCTTCAGTGTCATGGATAGTGTTGAATACATCTTTAGGTACGTTATAAATGTTACGAATGATGTGGCTGTAGCTCTTACTGTGGATATTAGTTTCAAAGAAACTCCAATTACTGATAAGTGCTTCTAGTTCAGGCAGGCTCACCACTGGTCCAAATACTTGATTAGGCGCACGGCCTTGTAAACTGTCTAATGCTGTTTGACGTAATAAGTTACTGGTAAAGATATGTTTGACTGCATCGCTGGCATTTTTGAAATCTTGTGAATCTTTAGTTAGGCTGACTTCTTCTGGTTGCCAAAAGAAACCCCTAGCTGTGTTTTCAAAGTTGGCAATTTTATTATATTTTACTTCTTCAAAGCGTTGGATAGTCACAGGACCAGCTGGATCTAGGAACATCTTACGTTGTAGATAGTTTGTTTTAGTACTTAAATTATATTGTTCTTTACTCATAGTTTACATGCCTCGCAATCTTCATCGGTTTCATCTGGTTGTGCAGCCAATGTTGGTGCAATTTCCGCGTCTGCTTTTGCACCTTGTTTATTAATCAAGCTGTAGTAGAATGTTTTAATTCCCCAAGCATGTGCCTGCATTAAGTTTTTAGCGATCAACGTGCTTGGTACTTTACGATCGGCCCAATGTGCTGGATTATAAAAAGTGTTTGTGCTAATACTTTGATCTACATAGGCCGCTAGCACCGCCGCAGTTTTTAAATAGCCATCGCAGTCAGTTTGTTCCCACATCATTTGATAACGATTTTTTAATTTATTATATTCTGGTACTACTTGTATAAAGCTACCTGCTTTTGATTCTTTAACTGAGATTAAACTCATTGGCATTTCGATACCATTGGTTGAATTAATCACCACACTACTACTTTCTACTGGAGCGATGGCCATTAGTGTAGCATTACGTACCCCATAACTTCTCATGTCACTGCGTAGTTGTTCCCAATCTAGTTCACGTGTTGGAGTAAAGTCTGCTAGTTTGTTTACACCCTTGGCACGATTCTCCCAAGGGAAGTATCCTTTTCCATACCGTGTGTGTTCGCTATGTAAGCAAGCTCCACGTTCTTTAGCAAGTTCTACCGTGGCTTCTGTTAGGTAAAATGCCTGATGTTCCATCCATGTTTTAACTTCTTGTAGTGCATCTTTCTCACCATAGCGTAGATTCTTTTTAGCATGCCAATAAGCAAGATTGGTAATACCAATGCCCAATGGTTGAATTTCATCGTTGCTTAGTTTACTCTGTATGCTTAAGAAATCTTGATAGTCTAAGATATTGCATAAACTACGTTGCAAGATGCGACAAGCACGACGCATATCTTCTGGGTTGCGGAATGCTCCCCAATTGATACTACCTAACGTGCATAGAGCTATGCGACCAGTTGGATCATCCAAGCGTTTGAATGGCTTGGTGGGCAGTAGGATTTCGCAACAGAGATTGCTCTGATAGATGGTATGATATTCAGGATCAAAAGGTCCTTGCTTCATAACATTGTCAATGAACACTAGATAGATACGTCCAGTATCTGTACGTTCTTTTAAGATACCGCCTTTAAATACTTCTTCCGCACTTAATACTTTCTTACGCAAACCTTTTTGCTTTTCATACTTCTCATACAACTCTTCAAATAACTTTGTGTTTTTATAAAACGCTTCATACAAGTCAGGCACTTCGTTAGGATCAAAGAATGTAATATTTTCTTTGTTCTTGAAACGTCTCCAGAACATAGCGTTTAATACCACACCGTAGTCCATATGACGCACACGGGTTTCTTCTGTGCCTTGATTATTCTTTAATACGATCAAATCATCAAACTGGTGATGCCATATAGGATAGAATACTGTTGCTGACGCATTACGGATACCACCTTGACTGCACGAACGTAAATCTCCAAACCATTTCTTAAGGAAGGGGATCATGCCAGTGTGCATGATTTCCCCGCCTCGTATAGGACTCCCCAAGGGGCGCAAACGACCTATCTCTAGACCAATACCAGCACGTTTGCTGGCATACTTGGCCATCATCTCTCCTGATGCAAAGATACTATCTAAGTCATCATCACTTTTAATCAGCACACAACTGCTGAACTGTTTTGTAGGGGTACCCAAGCCAGCGAGTACTGGAGTGGCGAGCGTGAACAATCCGTCACTGGCGCAGGTATAGTAATCTTTAATATATTTTAGTCTTTGTTGAGGATTTTCTTTATGGAACACCGTTGCAGCCGCAACCATATAACGAATCTGTGGGGTTTCATAAATTTGTTTTGTGCTACGATTCTTAACTAGATATTTTTCAATCAGCTGTTCAATAGCCGCATAGCTATAGTCTTCATCTTTACTGTGGTCAATGATATCATTCATCTTGTTCCACTCATCTTCAGTGTACCAAGATAATAGTTCTTCAGTGTACAAGCCTGTGGCTACATTTGTTTTAACGATTTCCAATAAGTGTGGAACCTGATAGTCACCGTAGATGTCTTTGCGTAGCATACTTAAACGTTGCTTGCCTGCTACAAATTGATAGTTAGTGTGTCCTACTTCTGGCTCGTGTTCTACGTCAATTAGATCAACGATAGCGCGAAGTGTAATTTCGTCAATTTCACGTGTGCTGATACCATCGTAGAAGTGCGGTTGCGCTTTGATCTCGATCATACTTTGGCTAACATCAGCTATGCCTTGGCATACCTTGGCCACTTGAAGTTGCCATTTTGTAAGATCTAGTGGTACGATCTGTCCACTGCGTTTCTTGACTTGAATAGTGCTCACTTGAAACCTCTTTGTTTAATATTTTTCTAACTGTAAATCTGTGCTCGAATATTGATATAGCAGATGCAACTGCTTTTCTTCTATTAATGTAGTATTTACTATTTCGTAGGGCCAGTAATTAAGAATATATTTTCCCTGGTCTATCCATGCTACTGTGTATCGTTCCTTGTCCTTGTAATCATAATACATGCGTAGTTCTAAATCTGCGGCTCTATGACTGGTGAAGTATATAGTATATAGTATTCCTAGGCTTTTAGCAACATTACAGTAGTAATTTTCGGCTAACAATGTCCAGGGATCTGGCCAAGAGTTTGGTTCGCTTGGATCCAAATAATAGGTAACGTAAGGAGCCGTGCTCCACATGTTATTAAGTTCCTGAATTGCTTGATCCAATGATAAATCACTGAGTTGATGTCGAAAGTTTTTCCATTCTGCCAGCCTATCATTGGCCCGCAGGTTCCAGAAATTTTGCTGCATTTTACGTAAATGATTGTAGGTAGTAGGTCAGATTGCCAGTGGTGGCTGCCGTTGACGTATATCCTAACACTGCCGTTTGTGTACTAGCATTACCTGTGAAATATAGTTCAACTCCAGTGTCGCCCGACTCAACATAGTCATCAGAAAATGTTATTAAATTGCCCTGTGTTTGGACCACTGAAATAGTTCCTGATCTGACATGGGCATTCATGACGATCCTATAGTTGAGATCTCTCGCACCATATGCTTCGATGGCCACTGCGGTTACATTGGCCAATGTTGATTGATTGTTAGATAAAGTGATTGAAACTGGTATGAGATTACCAATTTGGCTAGTTATAGCGGCAGCGATGGCTGCTATATTGGCCACATTAGCATTCAAGCTATTAAAGCTGTTTATGATAGATGCAGTAGTATATTCTGTTAAGATCTCAGTTACACCAGTTTCAGGAGCACCTTCTGCTAGCGTGCCTTTACCGATGAATAATTGTTGGGTATCTACACACCAGCCAAACTCACCCGTGTCCAGCGCCGGTAAATCTTCATAAAGTCCACTGCGTACCTGTATCTTTGCTACTTCTAAAACAGCCATGTTGTCACCTTAAGTCGTTATCTAGTATTTATGCTAACTTATAATACTGCTCAACTCTATCGAACCAACGGTCCATCCAGATCGTCCATTCGTTACCGCTTACAGTCCAAGTTTGGAATTCTGGTTGAGCAAAGGTATTATCTTCTAGGAGTTTAGGTGCTACAGCCATTAGGATCACACCTTGTTTAATGTCTGTACCATGGACTTCATTATGTGCGGCGGCATAGGCGCATAATTGAAGGAAATAGTCTTCGATCCACTCAGTTTTCTTAGGTTTATTAGTCTGTTTGTAGTCGATAATCGCCGGCGCACCCTTGTATACTCCACAGGCATCTGTTGTACCTGCATACAAGCCCGGAACGTATAAAGGTACTTCAATCCCCCATACTTCATCTACATGTTTAAGTCCATGTTCTACGATTTCTTGTGCCATGGCATAGCTCTGTTGGCTATTTGGATTAGTGCCAGGCTGCCCCATTTCACGATCGTTGCGCACATAATCTTCTAGCCATTTGTGCATGCGTGTGCCTCGGCTAGCGGCTTCTGTGGTAATCTGTTGGGCTTGTTGAGTTCCTACACGTTTACGCCAATTTTCAAGAGCATCTTTCTTTTCTTGTGGTTTGGTACGATCAAGTATTGTAGTAACACTAGGAACACGTGATCCGTCTGGTAACGTATAAAGACGTTTACCTTCTACTGTGTCACGATTAATGGGGGTATAGTTATATTTTTGAATAAGCATATTGATAGTATAACAGTATTACATATTAAAAGTCAATGGAAATTGCCGCCTGAATTCAATTGATTTTAGATATTCTGAATTACGTTTTAATCTTGGGCTAATTCGTGTGTATATCTCGGCTAAATTTAATGTCATCAGACGATCAATCTGTTTTATGGCATCACGAATCCTAGATCTAGGATCAACTTGCCCATCATACCCATGATCGATCAGATCATCAAAGGTATCTATGCCAATATCACGTAAAAATTGCACAGCACCTGGACTCGCAATTAATACAAACAGTTGACCAGCGATTATGGGTTTGAAAGATTTTTCACTTAACATAGGAGTTAGTGCGTTTATATTAGTCTCAGTGACCAGATTAACATAGGTTTCTCTATAAGCAGGATGATCTAAGGTTAGATCAATATCATTCCCATCATCGGGTAAGAATTTAATTCCAGGTGATAGTAAAGAAAATTGATCGTGCTCTTCTGATGTTAATTGTAGATCATTCCCTAAATCTTGTGGTGTACTTTGATTTTTAAAGCTAAAGACCATGTCAGCGAAATAGGATTTCTTTGATAATTCTATGTAGATTAATTTACGATGATTCCAATTCGTACCGTTTAGGCAACTGATTTTATATTTTTTTGGTTGATCTTGGAACCCCAGATCATCCACGGTTGACGACCACACTGCCCAGAAGGGAAAGAATTTTATTCTAGGATCTTGGGGTTTATTTTTGTGATAAGAGTAAAGACCTGTTAGAATGTAGAAATTGTTCAGATTAATACGATCCAAAAGTTTTCTTATGTCAACTGGATTTGTCGCGGCGTCAAAGATCAGATGTGACACACCTTTCGGAATAGCAATATCACTAACATTGATGCCGTCAAATATTATCAAACTATTATCAGGAACATATCTGGTATAAAGGCCTTCAACAAAATCTAAAGTTAATTCAGACACTGTTAGATCATGATCTGACTTATAGATCATATTTTTTAATTTCCCTGACAGGATCGTCGAATAATTCGGCTAAGGTATTCTTAAGTTCTACTCGAATGTAACCAACATCACGAATGTGCAGAGCTCTGCGACCTATTTCCTCTAACGGCAATGAGTCTATTTTGGCCTTCTTGAAGTCATCTTCGAGATCCCACACATATTCATGGTGTTGTACTAATCGATTTATCAATGGATGATCTAAGGGGATATCAGATTCTTTCATTTGCTCACTGTAAAACTTAACTTCTTCAGCGTTGGTATTGTTGGTCTTACTGCTCTTGACCACAGCAATACAATAACGATCTACTATTTCAATTATGGGAAATTTCATATATGTATATTTAACTCGATGTAAATACTTAATGCTATTCGATACCAATGACTATAATGTTTATCTAAACATTCCAGATGATATAAATTTTTCATTCAATGACATCATTGAAACTAATATATTTGATCTAGACACCTATATTAATAATTTATACATCAAAGATCACCAGAGTTTAATTGTGCTTTGGGGCATTGGTGCCAGGATTCCCCTTACTGATCACAGGATAACTAAATTAAATGAATTCTATCATAGCATCGATAATCCCATGATATTAGTCAACGGCACCGTAAATAATCAACACAGCTTATTGGATTTTCCCATGCTTGAGATAGTATTGTTCCGTTATATAAGTAAAATAAGTCTAAGGCACGATAGAATCATTGATTCAGCTAAAACTAAAAAATTCCTGTTTGCTAGCACCAAAGATTATTTAACCAGAAGGTATGTTTTGCAATCCTTAATAAATCAAGGTTTATCAGATCAAGGTTATATAGCCTACAAATGCATAACCAGAGATCTCAGCCCCCAAATGTTTGATACAGACAACTATCAGATAATTAAAACAGCAGGTGATAGCATAGAATCACTACTGCCCATACAAGGATTTGATGAGATTCCTAATTATAATAGTGTACCCGAAGATGTGATACAAGATACCATCCTCTCTGTCATAACTGAAACATATTTCAATGCTCCTATACACATATCAGAAAAAGTTTTTAATGCTATGATGTACAATCATTTGTTCATCTATCTAGGACCACCACACACCCTCAAATATTTGCGGTCTCTGGAATTTAAAACTTTTGGACATATCATCGATGAAACCTATGATACTATAGAAAATGATGCAGAAAGATTGTTTGCAGTAACCAAATCTCTAGAGAATTTCTTACAACAACCAATTGAAACTTTGAGAGAAATTTATAAAGATAATATTGATATCCTAGAACATAATAGGAAATTAGTACAGGCCACGGAAGTTGTTACCACAGTCACTGATGCATTTAGATCAGCTATTGCAATTAAACAGTAAATGATTCCCCACAACCACAACGTGCAGATTCGTTGGGATTTATGAACTCAAATCCCTCGTTGAGTCCTTTCTTCTGATAATCAACCTGCACCCCGTCGAGATAGGTCAGGTCTTTCAGGCTGATCACTAGCCTGACGTCTTTGTCAATGAATTCGACATCACCTTCAAACAGCTGGTCTGCGAACTCTAGCACGTAGGCCATACCACTGCAACCAGTGGTTTTCACTGCAAGGCGCATGCCGATACCACGACCACGATTAGCTATGGCGGCTTTTACTTTGGCAGCGGCTATATCTGTTAGGGTTATCATATCCAATCCGAGAACGATCCTCTATTCTTTTCATCAAGCCTAGACAGCACTGCTAATTTTTCATCATCTGACATATCATACCATCCTACAACTTCATCTACCGTGCGGCCACAGCCTACGCAGACTTCATTGTCATAGCGGCATACTGATATGCAGGGACTTTCAATGGGTGACTTCTTCATTTTTCTTTCTATAATCTGCTATGGCTGATTTGATTGCATCTTCTGCAAGCACCGAGCAATGTATCTTGACGGGCGGTAATGCAAGTTCTTCTGCGATATGTGAGTTTTTGATGGTCTGAGCCTCATCCAGCGTCTTGCCCTTGAGGAGCTCAGTGACAAGGCTAGAACTAGCAATAGCACTGCCACAACCATACGTCTTAAATTTGGCATCTGTTATGATCCCTTCATGCACTTCAATCTGTAGTTTCATTACATCACCGCAGGCTGGAGCACCTACCATGCCTGTTCCTACGTCTGGACTATCCTTGTCCATGGTGCCCACATTACGAGGATTTTCGTAATGGTCTAGAACTTTTTCTGAATAAGCCATATATAAACTCCGATAGTATAGTAAAATACTACAGTATTTATAGTCTTATGTCAAGTGTTTTGATTAAATTGCGGCGCCACGTGTCTTGGCAGCACGTTTGGCCATGTTTGCGACTGTGTCTACTGGAGCATCAGTGGTTTCATCACCAATGTTAGTAGTAGTTTCTGTTTCATCATCTGCTGGTCCGATCGGATTCAACTCAATGAAATCTTTGTTAAATGATTTGACTAGATTTTTTACTGCTGGGTTGTTCTCGTTGGCCTGCGCTAGTGCATCATAGTCAAACGTGCGATCTGTATTACGCACTAGATTGATAAGGCTTTGTGTGCTGACGTTTGGGAGTTTTTCTTTGTCTTTGTAGCGATGTTGGATAAGTTCCAGAGCCGTTAATAAATTAGACTCTGGAGTATTTGTTGGGCCATGAACGAATTCATTTAAGCGCACGATTAACGCTTTTCGCGACCTAGTTCTTCTGTGCCACCTACTGCGGCATCCGTAGCACCAAATGCGTCACCTTCTTCTTGATCTAAATCGCTTCCTGGAGGAGGAGGTAATTCAGCACTCATGTCAGCTGGTTGATCGCCTGGCATGGCCATTGGTTGATCAACTGCTTCACCGCTTAAGACGCGGACGCCATTGTCAACACCCTCACGTGCAGCCTGTAGATTTTGCATTAATGTACTTAATGTTTCACCTACTGCTGATTTGAAAGCTTCTGATTGTTCGCTGCCAATTTGATCACGGATTGAATCTAATAATTGTGGTAATTGTTCGTTCTGCATCTTGCCGACTTTTTCGATAGCATCCTGTACTGAATCTACCATGTCTTTAGCAGCTAATAGCACTTCTGCATTGCCAACTTCGCCTTCGTTCAATTGAGTGCGATTTTGTTCTAACCAGGTGTTTAGGCCTTCTTGCACGGTCAACAATTCCATGTAGCGTGGATTGGTTTCTGCTGTGTGTAGTGCTACACTGTGGCGGATCTTGTGGAGATTCGCTGCGATGGTTTCGCTGAGTTTTTCTGCTTTGTCAACAGTCATAGAGCTAAAATCAATGGCAAAACCAAAGCGGCTTTCCATAACTTTATTGATACTCTTGGTTGATTTCATAGACATTTCTGCTAGTTTCATGGTTAATTTCCTAATTACAGTTTAATATATTTAGCCAAGTTTAAAGATTTCCTTAATTCTTTCTTGGCCTGTTCGATGCGATCCATGGTTTCTGTGTAACGGGCTGAGTAATATTCTTCGCCCCATCCATCACCTTTGGCCTGTGCTTTCTTATAGCGTTGGCGATATAGGCTAGCATCAAATTCCAAGCGATTCAGCAGGCTATCGCAGTGTTGTATATCTTTAGCCAGCTGTATCTTCTGCTTATGCAGGGCTATACAGTAGTAGATAGCATCCTTGCGATTGAAGAAGTCAAATAGCTGCTGATCGCCATCAGTTACACGCCAGCAACGCTCATCTATATTAAGGATCTTGTATTTGCCCACGAGAACATCTTTGCCTAATTGATAACAAAAAGGTAATTCTGTGGGATCGTTGGCTAATTTTGCGAGTTCTTGTTGTGTAAATCGCCGTATCTTTTCGACGTCAAACTCAGCCGGTGCGTTTTTTATAGTAGATTTTGCCATCAGTATTCGTACGTAGAAGCACATCCTTGACTGTCAGTTGATTAGCTAGGATCTGCTCACGCTCTGTTAGGTGGCTCTTGGCTATGGGTGTTGCACCAATGAAGCGTTCTAAGAGTTCTGCTTCTTCATTGTTGACGGGTAAGTGAATGTTATTGTATAATTCGACTATCTTCATGTAAGTATTTAGTTACTTGAAGAGGGCGTGTCCAATAAATCCAATAAGTCCTGCTAGGATTACGCCTAAGATGCTGACTAAGGTGCTGACACTTTGCTTGCCGCGACCTTCAAATTTGTCGTCTAAACTTTCCTTGATGCCTATTAAATAGCCTTCAAGTTTGTCCATACGGTGTTCTAAGTTTTCTAATTTAGTTTCCAAGTTGCTGTACCTTACAGCACATATTTCAACGTGGGCTTCTAGATTCTGTTTCTCAATTTCTGTTGGTTTGGCCATCTCGCCTTCCTAAGTGAGCGATGCCGTCTTTTGAGTGAGCCTTAACAATGTGCCTTAATATGTGCCTTAATGAATGCCTATGAGCATCTAATATATTTAACTAATTTTCTAAACTTTTAAAGTATATGTTATTCCATACGCCCTTGGGTTCGAACACTGCAAGCTCAGGTAAGATGGTTTCAGACAAATTTAAAATTACCGGAGTTATCTTAAAATCATTCTTGATCAATCCAAATTTGTCCGGACCTTCTTGATAGATATCTGCATAGTCAACTCCAAACTTAAATGTCCAGATCTTATGTTCGCCTTGATATTTGATACCAAAATTATATTTGATAACATCATCAACAAAATCGTCAGTTTCCAGTATAGTAGGTTGTGTGCGCAGGCCCAGGATCTGTTGGACAGTTTCCCAGTTGCGCTGTTGATTACGTTTAAATTCGTTCTGAGGTGAATAACTGATAACTCCCGTTGGAGTTATATCTATTAGAGTAAAACCTTGATAGAGATATTGTTCTGTGTCCACATGGATATTTATAGCCATAAAAAAACGGCACTATAAAAGTGCCGTTTTGTGTTACTTGAATACTAAGTTTTAGATTAGTATGTGAATGCTGCTACTGTAGCGCCTGCTACACCAGAACCATTTACGTATGTGTTAGCATACGCTTGTAGTGATGTTGGACCAGTTGCTGGGCTTGGTGCTGCACCAGAAATAGCTACGTGGAATAGGTTACCTGTTAGTGGACGACCTAATAGTTCGATAGAACCAATTTGTTCAATAGCTAAAACTAGTTTTTCATAGTCTGAACCTGTTGCTAGATAGTTAACTGCACCTGCGTCTACACCTGAAGTTGAATACATACCTGCTGAAGTAACTGTGTAGTGTGTAAGTTGACGACCTGTAATCTGTGCATTACCAAAAGATGAACCATCTGCTGGGCGTGCACCACCATTTGTTCTTGTAATTGTTGCCATTTTATATTTCTCCTAAGTTTGTACGCTTTCGCGCATACTTTTATTTATGCCGACTTCAAAAAATTCATCCTGCTGAAGGTCAAACGATCCACCAGTTTAACAGCGCCACCATCGTGTCCTATAGCAACAAATCCTTCTGGTGATGTTACTTTGTAGCCGTCGTTGGTCTTTTGGAATGTTCCGATACCTTCTACCTTCTGTAGTTTAGCTAACAGCATGTGTTTTAATTCGATCATTCTCTTGTATACTGCTAGGATTCCTACTAGATTATTGCTGTTGTCAGCGATCCACTGTTCCTTGGCCTTGATCTTGGCCACGCGATTCTGTGCCACACGGCTAGTAGGGTCTTCCACATCTTTCATCATTTCTTGATTATAGTGTGCTATAA